GTTCATATATTCCCAACTCTATGGAAATACTTAATATCTTATCTGCGCTCCCCCAAGCTGCATCGCACTGCAAATATAATAAGTTTTTGCTATTCGACAAACAATTATTTTATTTTTTGTAACAGCATATATTTGCTCTATATTTCCTCTTATTTTTGTATAATCCCCGTGATTTTTCTGACCACATGATGCAAAAACTGTTCTTTTTGTCGTATTATGGATATACGTACTCAATAAAGGTGCCGGTATAATCCTCTCCATCTTTGACAAAATAATATGTACCATCCGGCTTTTCTATTAGGACAAACACAGATTTCTCCATTTTAGCAGCCTTTCTTGCGATTTCCCGCATTTTCTCTATAGAAGCAAGCCGTTTATTACCTTGACACCAACAACTCATAATACACCAAATCTTGAGAAGTATTCTTTTAACGCAGGACTTAGGACGTACTCAACAAAATAACTTCTGGATCTTTGACCGAGACCGAAGATAATACTTCCATATTTTCTCTCTATATCTTTACCCATTGTAGTATCACTCCCGATCTTCAACCCCTCAGATGAAACATTCACGCGAATCGAACTATAGAATTCACCGGTAATAATCAAGTTAGGTGTATAAATATCCCTGGGAGGATAACCTTGGAAAGAAGGCGTAGGAGGATGCTCCTCTTTTTTCCACATCGCATAGCCCCTGCCGTTGTTTTTCCATCCACCAGCCTCATCACCCTTGAACCACGGATCATACAAATAGGTAGGACGAAGCGGCTTATCTCTTCCGTTTACACCGGAATACAACTGATCAATGACGAGGTCATACACATCACCACGGCTCTCCTCCATCGTTTTACGGAGCATTCCGTCGAAGCCATCCACGAGGATCGCAAAACCATCAACTAAATCCTTTATTGTACCCATAGAATAAAAAGGGAGGCATTTCACCTCCCCGAGTTATGAACAAAAAATTTAAATATCCCCTAAAGGAGATCTGACACCAACAATCCTGTCATATATATCAGAGAGGATATTTTCTCTTTCAGTTTCTGTTCTATCAAGAAAGAAAGAAGTCTTATGTTTATTGATGAATTCTTTTTTCTTCATTTTCTTAACTTCTTCATCGACAAAGTTAACTCCTTCTACTTTCATTCTACCCACTGTTCAATGCCGACAACACCATTTTCCTGAAGAATCTTCGGAGATTTCAGGGAAACCGCACCCGAAGCAGTTATCGTAAGAACACCATTTGCATAAGTAACGGCAGTTGCACCATTAAAGCAAGTAGAAGCACCTTCGCTTAATGCCGGCCCAAAGAAAGATGTGACATCAAGATTACCGAAATGTTCTTTCAGCTTATAATTGTTTTCTCCGGAATCTATTTTTACCAATTCGACATAAACAAGCCCTGTCAAAGCTTCTACTACGTCAAACTTATACACCCGGTAATCGGCGTTCTTCACGTACTTTTCATAGTCCTTGAACATTGTACCGATAGTCAGGTTTGCCTCCGTTCCGGAAGAATCCCAGTCCTGACCGCCCGGATAAACTCCGGACAAGGGAATTCCCGCCATCTCCTCGGTGCCATCATTCATTCCATACACAACGTTATTCTCGTCCACGAAATAGGCATCAAAAGCAACTCCTTTTGCGGCCATGATATTAGCCTTCAGACTTGAATCGAAATCCTCCAGCGTCCATACGTCATCTTTCGCTGAGTAGGATGTAACCTTGTTAGGCCCATATCCTGTAGCACCTTTGTTGGCCTCTCCACCAGACGGAGCATATTCAACAATCGTCTTGATCGGAAAGATACGAGCCGGTCTGTCATCGTGACACGCAGCCTGCAACGCCTCAGCGGTTACATTCTTAGGAAGTTTATATCCGTGCATTGCCAAGATGATGGCTTTTACCTTTCCCGGATCAAGTATACATTTTGAAGTACCGGTATTAAACTGAGCAACACCGGCGCATTCTCTAAATTCTGTCGCCATAACATTTAATATTTTTGATTGTTATTCTTAAATCTTTTATTTCTATTACATCAATAAAATCTCTGAATGGTTTACCATTAGCCTCTACCCCTTTTCTTCCGTAGCGATAATTCTCTTCGTAGTAATGAGGAATGCTATTATTATACTCATGCACCAGGTCAGGAGACTTATCGATACTTTTAATAAACGCATCATAAATAGGACGAAGCGCCCCTTCGAAGGAGACCTTTTCCCGTTCTTCATTCGTATAATCCTTTAAGGTGTCTACCATGATAGCCAGTTCAAGAGTCGTTGTACGATCCTTTCCTGTACGATCCTCGGTATATGGAGAATAAAGACAGATAATAGGAAATCTTAATTTACTCATTTTAGGCGATTCAGCCCATTCGGTAAGTATACCGGCAATATAATCCCAATCACCAAACATATAGGAAATATTCTTGCCATAAACCCCGGATGTGGAAGAGACTATATCTCTGAATATATTATTGATTGACTTCATATACCCATTGTGTTTATTTCTTCCAACATACTCTTGTCAAACTCAAAACCATCATAACCTTTATTACCACACAGATAACGGAATAAAGACTCATTCATCTCTACCATGTCATTCCATGCTGACACAAGGAGATTATTCGGATTAGCGCGATCCTCCGTTGAACCATATACGGTCCCTGTCGGAGTCTGCTTTACTCCGCATCTTCTAACATAATGAAAATATACATAGTTAGCAAGCGGACTATACCCCTTTTCAGAAAGCTTCTCTTTAAGGGTATCCCATTTTTCGATTTTATCTTCGGCGGAATGAGAAGAAAGGTAATCCCAGAATTGACGGCTCATATCCTCACCCAGAACAAGCTGAAGATATTGTCTTTCATATCGGTCTATATATGATTGTAAGTTGTCCCTCTCCGCAATACGAGTCGGAGAATCTGAATCTATATCCCAAATGATGCCAAGACTCAACATTCCAGTGAAATATGAACCGTCAATAATCATGAGTTAGTCTTTTTACGTTTTGTGAAAAGTTCTTCGCACCCTAATGCCTTAGCATCGTTTAGCAATTCGCTAGTCGCTTCAATTTTCCCTTCTGCATAAAACTTGCTGGCAAGAGGCATACCTACCATAACTTCCTCTCCAGTTTTATACATTGTACCATCCTTGATAAACGTTACCTTGTAACGCTTTGTCAAATTCATGTTATATTCTTTTCCCATATGTTAATCAACTGATTTTGTAATACCTTCAATTACAGTATTAAACTTATCTTTTACAAAAGCTGTCTTATACTGAGACTTGATATAGCACATCAATCTCTTTTCAGCAAGCACCGTTACGATATTCTTTCTGAAATCGTCATTTTCCCAGCCTAGTGAGATTGACAGATTCCATAAGTCACGGATGTTCAAATAAGAGAAATCTCCCATGATGAAATCGCCTTGTTTCACCGCGGTAGTAGTCTCAACTCTTAATCCCTGGATCAACTCATCGTTGTATCGGAATGGTCTCAAATACTGCCCATTAGCATCTTTCGTCAACTGCATTGAAGCGTAATCCAAAGGATTCATCAATACCAGGTTAGGGCGATAAGCCATTTCGCTAGTAGAAACGATTTGAGAATAAGCCGCTACAAGGGCATCAAACATATTTGCCTTGTCAATATAGAAGTTTGTCAAAGAGAAAGCTGGCATGTCTGCGGCTACCCCTTTAATTTCTCCAGACGATCCAGATCCTGTCAAGATCCCCTGTTCTTCTTTTATGCCAAGTTTATTCACCATTTCTGTTTGCACCTCATTCACAAAGCTTGGGAAGTCAGAAAGAGTTTCTTCTGTAAATTTAGCAGCAATAGCAACTTTGGCAGCTGTAACGGTTTTTTCCGCAAGAGTTGCATCCATCAACGGCTTTAGCCCACCTTCAGGAACCCATGCGGCATCACCATCCTTGCTAACGTATTCCGCATAAATAAGCGACCTGCTATTAGTCCCGGAAACACTTGCGTAATTACGAATTACAGTCTGAGATCTTGGATTTACAGATAAATTCGGATCAACCTCAACACCGTAATGAGGAGCCAGAGAACCAGAAGATATAACTGCGGCATCTTTTGTATTTACTACCAGATTCAACTCTAGCTTATTGCCAGGAGATGCTTTACATGCAGATTTCAAATCAACTGTAGAACAACCGGTTTGATTTTCAGTGATATAAGCTTTTAATTGTTCCCGAAGTTGGTCTTCAATGGATTTTAACTTATATGTTCCTCCTTTTGTTTTTTCAGTAGCTGCCTTAATGCGTACAATAGTTTCCTCAAAGGATTTCAAACGCTCGTTGATAGATTCACTGTCTGCAAATCCCTTGACTTCTTTTTTCAACTCTTCAATAGACTGAGTTGCATTTTCAATTGACTCTTTCATAGACTTAGAATCAATTTCGTCTTTCATAAACTGCTCAAAAAGGGCTTCCATATAACCATCAAGCCCTTTAGAGAACACATCGAAAACTTTAGATTCGTCTTCCGACAATTCTTTAGTATCAAGGTAGTCTTTAAACTCAATCTTGTTCGCTTCTTTTCCCATACTTACTTTAATTTTAAATTTTTGAACATTGATTTTACCTTATTGCCGTGCATATCGGCTTTCTGTCCTTCAAGTGATGATTCTTTTCGATTCTCCGGCTTGAAAGATGAAAGTGATATTACCTTTGATATAATTCTCTGTATCTTCTGCTGCTTGGATGCGGACAGCCCTGAGCACACTTCAGATATTTCGGCATTTAATTTCTCATAAGCTTTTTCAGCATCTTCTATAGATTTTAATCCTAAATATTCTGTTTCTCCATTGCACCCAATAGAAACAACAGATATCTCATAAAGATAGACCTCTTTGACAATATACGCATCTTTCTCAGCGTCATACATGCATTTCTCATGCACATATTGATACCCAATGGAAAATTGATTTAATGTACCTGACTCAAGCTGCTTTATAGCCTGGTTGCCGCGCGGGACATCATCAATTACCGATTCAAAATAGAGACCCTTGTCATCCTCATTCAAGACAGTAAATCTCCCAATCGGTTCTTCCATGTCATGCATCCACAACATGATTATCTTGTCATTTGCCGCGCTTTCCGGTCCCCGGTCCTGAATACTTTTTGAGAAGCACCCTTTTATCAGGATATCACCTACTTTATCTTTATTGCCAAATACAGATGCGTACCCGCTGATCGTCCGACTTTCACCGTCATAGTTGACATCTTTTGAATTAATTGAGAATGTTTTATACTGCATCCCCAGCCTACCCTTATACTTATTAGCTTTATCCATTTTCAATAGAGTTATTTATTTTTAATTCACCTTTGGGGTTATCAGGATCAATGTCAATGAACTTTGCCAGTTCATATCGAGCCTCATCGTGAGTTATATGCCCCTCCTTAACCAATTGAATCAAAGCGGAAGACATCTTCTGAAAAGCTGAAGAGGATGCACTCTTGTCTTTCTGAAGGCAATCGATATGAGTATAGTCCAACTTTATATAAACCCCGATATCACACAAGGCCTTTGTTAGCGCCTCAGAAACCTTCTCAGAGTCAGGGATAATAAGACCTTGATAGGCTGATTTCTCCGCAATGTTTTTATTGTCATATTTTGACTCATCAAAAAGACTATAATCAACACCTATAGCATTGCATATTTTCCTACTACAGCGCGCATCCTCCTCGTGAAGTTTCAATTGAGCCGCGTCATAATTGAGAGGAATCCAGCCTAATTTAATCCTCGAGGTAAGGATTGGGAATTTATTAAGAATACCGTATTTCTCCTTTAATCTGGTTTCCAAGGATTCTTTTTCCGTAGAAGACATTACAATATTCCCCATATCGTCTGTATAATCCGAGTATATAATACCTTTTGGACCACCATTGACTATCAGCTGATGGCTTGCAGACATGGCTGCAAGCCAGTTATTTATCGGAATAGACAAAGAATCTGTTACTGAATCAAATTCTATATCCGTACCATTCCCAGATACGCGAACAGAACTGTCGTATATAACGAAATAATCCTCTTCAGAAAGACTATCCCTCATCCCATTCCACTCCAGATAAACCGCGGATACAATCTCTCCTATTTTATACTGACGGAATAATTTACCCGAAGAAACCATGTGGAAAATAGGAGCAGGAATGACATACATCGCTAGGGGGAGAGATGTTTTTGTCGCACGAATCGTAAAAACAGGGCAATACCCAAAAATCTTCAGAGACATCTCTATCTCCTTTAAAAATCCAGAACGCGTCTGAAGCGGATTAGGATTATCCAGCAATTCTCTTATCTCATTATATCCATCTTGTTCATTTCCTTCGGAGTCAGTTACATAAATACGCCCGTTGGCGAACATGGAACCAACCTTGTTTATGACGGTAGAAAATGGGGTACATACCCGAAAAGAGTCCAATTTATCCTTGTCATTAGATAGATCATAATCAAATTTAGCATAGCCGGAAGAGTTTAAGAAATTAGACAGATACCAGAAATTGCCATCCTTATCTTGCTCGACAGCTCTTACAGTATCCTTCATGGAAGGAGTAGATATACCCCTGATTGCTTTAAACCAATTTCCTATATTAGACATAAAAAGAATGATTATCTGACCTAGATAACCATTCCCCGCGCGTTGATAGTCATTACGAACAATACGCCTAATTACATATATGTATTATAGTCCTTACGACGTATAGGGTTTCGTGCAGCTTCACACGAAGGGACTGGCA